AGGCCTTCGCCGCGTTCAAGACCGAGCACGGCGAGCAGATGAAGGAGGTCAAGAAGGGCTTCGACGATGTGGTGAAGGCCGAGAAGGTCGAGCGCATCAACACCGCCGTCACCGAACTGCAGTCGGCGCTGGACCAGACCAACGCCCAGCTCGCCGCCCTGAAGCTGAACGGCACCGGCGGCAACGACAACGACCCGGCCCGCGCCGAGCATGCCCAGGCCTTCAACCAGTTCTTCCGCAAGGGCGCCGAGGCCAACCTGCGCGATCTGGAGGTGAAGGCGAAGTTGACCACCCAGTCCGACCCGGACGGCGGCTATGTCGTGCCGACGCAGATGGAGAGCGCCATCGACCGGGTGCTCGGCACCATGTCGACGATGCGCTCCCTCGCCACCGTCCGCCCCATCGGCGCCGCCACCTACAAGAAGCTGGTGAATGTCGGCGGCGCCACCAGCGGCTGGGTGGGCGAGAACAGCGGTCGGCCCGAGACCGCCACGCCCCGGCTGATCGGTCTGGAATTCGGCATGAAGGAGCTGTACGCCCAGCCGGGCGCCACCCAGACCATGCTCGACGACGCCGGCATGAACATCGAGCAGTGGCTGGCCGACGAGGTGTCCATCGAGTTCGCCGAGCAGGAGGGCGCCGCCCACATCAGCGGCAACGGCGTCGACGAACCGCGCGGGCTGCTGTCCTACGACATGGTGGCGAACGCCAACTATGCCTGGGGCAAGCTCGGCTTCGTCGTGTCGGGCAAGGCGGACGGCTTCGCCGCCACCAACCCGTCGGATGCCTTCCTGGACCTGATCTATGCGCTGAAGCGCGGCTACCGCCAGAACGCGTCCTGGCTGATGAACGACGCCACGGTCGGCAAGATCCGCAAGTTCAAGGACGGCCAGGGCAACTACCTGTGGCAGCCGTCGGCGCTGGCCGGCGAACCGGCCTCCTTCATGGGCTACCCGGTGGCGGACGACGACAACATGCCGGACGTCGCCGCCAACGCCGTCCCCATCGCCTTCGGCGACTTCAAGCGCGGCTACCTGATCCTGGACCGCATCGGCGTGCGGGTGCTGCGCGACCCCTTCACCAGCAAGCCGAACATCCTGTTCTACACCACCAAGCGCACCGGCGGCGGGGTGCAGAACTTCGAAGCCGTCAAGCTGATGAAGGTCTCCGCCTGATCCCCGGCGGCCTTCGGGCCGCCGCACCTCTTCCGGGCCTGAAGGAGGGCCATTTCCATGCGCGACCTGATGAACAGCATCGCCCCGAAGCGGGCGATTTCCCCGGCGGCTGCCGTCACCGACAACACCGCCATCGTCTCCCAGATCATCGACGTGCTGGGTTACGGCAGCCTGACGTTCCTGATCCTGACCGGTGCCCTGGCCGACGCCGATGCCACCTTCACCGTGCTGGTGGAGCATGGCAACGCCGCCAACCTGTCCGACGCCGCCGCGGTGCCGGATGTCGACCTGCTGGGCACCGAGGCGCTGGCAAGCTTCGCCTTCGCCGACGACGACAAGGTGTTCAAGATCGGCTACGTCGGCATCAAGCGCTATGTGCGGCTGACGGTGACGCCGGCCGGCAACAGCGGCAACGCCTTCGTCTCGGCGGTGGCGCTGCTGGGCCACCCGGCGATGTTCCCCACCAGCAACCCGCCGGCTTGATCGGGATGAGGGGGCGCCGCCGCCCCCTCGCTTCGGAGTGCCCCGCATGTCCGTTGTGACCCTGGACGAGGCGAAGGCCCATCTGCGCGTCGACGGTGCGGATGAGGACGCCGACATCACGCTGAAGCTGGCGGCGGCCGAGGATGCCGCCGTGCAGCACCTCAACCGATCGGTGCCCTGGACGGATGCCGACGGCGCCGCGGTGCCGGTGCCGCCATCGGTGAAGGTCGCCATCCTGCTGATTCTCGGCGACCTCTACGCCGTCCGCGAGGGTGCCGTCATCGGCGCCACCCACGCCGTCAACCCGACGGTCGAGCGGCTGCTCGCCCCCTACCGCAGGATCGCCTTCGCATGAAGCCGCTGCTGATCCTGGGCTATGCCGCCTGCCTGTTCGACGATCTGGCGGCGCTGGGTCCGCTGAACTGTGACGTGATGGCCGTCAACCGCGCCGGTCTGGTGGTCAGCGCGCTGGACCATTGGGTGTCGCTCCACCCCGACCAGCTGGCCGGCTTCGCCGCCGCCCGCGCCGCCGCCGGCCTGGCTGGCGGCTTCACCAGCTGGGCCCCCGATCCGGGGCCCGGCATCGACCGGGTGACGACGGACGTCGAGCGTTTCGGCACCTCCAGCCTCTATGCCGTCCGGATCGCCCTGCACAAGCTGGGCTACCGGCGGGTGATCCTGGCCGGCGTGCCGCTGGACGATGCCCAGCCCTATGCCGACGGATCGCCGATCCCGCGGCACCTGGGCGGACACCGCATCGCTTGGCACCATGCCGTGCCGGAGATGGAGGGCCGGGTGCGCTCGCTGTCGGGCTGGACCCGTTCCCTGCTGGGCGCTCCGTCGCCCGCATGGTGGGCGGCATGATCGGGGCCGGCGAACTGGACCAGCGCGTGACGCTGCAGCGGCCGGACAGCACGCCCGACGGACGCGGCGGCACGGTCAGGGGCTGGTCCGACATCGCCACCGTCTGGGCGAAGGTCCGGCCGGTCTCGGGCCGGGAGCGCGCCACCGCCGGCCAGATCGAGGCGGCGGCGACCTATCGCGTCACCATTCGCCGGCGGACCGACGTCACGACCGACTGCCGGATCCTCTGGCAGGGCATGGCGATGAACATCCGCTTCGCGCCGGCCAGCGGATCGCGCGCGATGTGGACCGTCATCGACTGCGACGCCGGCGTTCCGACCTGACCGGAGACCATCCATGGCCCGTCAACGCAGCCGCGTCAAAGGCGCGGCGAAGCTTCAGCGCGTCCTGCGCCAGCTGCCGGACGAAGTGACCGGCGAGGTGAAGGAGGCGGTTGCCGAGAGCGCCTTGGCCCTCTTCGCCGACGCCTACCGGGCGATGCCCAAGCCGGGCGCCGGCCACCCCTACGCCGACGGCACCTTGATGCGGAAGTTCCAGGTGAAGTTCACCAAGGGCGGCTTGGCTGCGCGCATCGGCTCCTGGGGCAAGGGCCGCGCCGCCCACATCCATCTCGTCGAGTTCGGCGCCGCCCCGCACGACATCCCGATGCCCGACGGCGGCGTGATCCACCATCCCGGCGCCCCGGCGCAGCCCTTCCTGTTCCCGGCTTACGAGGCCAACCGCACCGGGGCGATCAAGCGGGTGCGCGTGGCGGTCAACCGCGCCCTGGGTCGGGTGGTTGCCGCCGGGAAGGGGGCGGAATGAGTGCCGCTGCCGACACCCTGCAGGCGGCGCTCTATGCCCGCCTGTCCGCCGCCCTGGCGCCTGTGCCCGTCTTCGACGGTGCGCCGGCCGGCCAACCTTATCCCTATGCCACCATCGGCGACGTCAGCGCGTCGGCCGGCCCGCTGGTCGATGTCGAGACCGAAGAGCATCTGGTCACCGTCCATGTCTGGTCCGATCAGGGCGGCTACGCCGAGACCAACACGCTGCTGGCCAGCATCAAGACGGCCCTGCACGACCGTCCGCTGACCGTCGCCGGCTTCGATCCGGTGCGCCCGGTCTACCGCAGTTCCACCGCCTTCACCCAACCCGACGGCGTGATCCGCCACGGGGTCATCCAGTTCCGGGCGCTGACCGTTCGCCCGTGATCCCGGCGGCATCAGCCGTCATCCATCCACAATGAGGGCTACCATGAGCGTCCAATCCACGATTGGCACGAAGCTGTTCGTCGGCACCAAGGCGAGCAGCCTGACCGCCGACACCTACCTGCGCGTCGGCAAGGTGGAGAACTTCGGCGAGTTCGGCGACGAGGCCGAGGTCATCAAGTTCAACGCCACCGACGAGGGCAAGGTCTACAAGGGCAAGGGCATCGTCGACCCCGGCGCGATGCAGCTGTCCATCGCCGACATCGAGGACGATCCCGCCCGCGAGCGCCTGGAAGCGGCGATGATCGACCCCAACGCCTACAACTTCTACCTGGAAAAGAACGACGTCGACCGCGACG